AATGCCTGAGATTCTCAAAGCTGCCCGGGGATTGATACAGTTTGGAGAACGTGGTGATGACTTGATGGATTCTTTGAACTTATTGGGCAATGCCGCTTCAGGCACAAGCACACCTTTTGGTTTTCTGGCTTTGGTGTTTAACCAAGTTCGTGGTGTTGGTAAGTTGTTGACGCAAGACTTTAGACAGTTGAGTACCCGGGGTGTCTTGTCATTGCAGGATCTTGCTAAATACTATGGTGTAACCACACAAGCAGCACAAGAAATGCTTTCCAAGGGTAAAGTATCGTTTGAGGATTTGAAAAACATCTTGAGAATGCTTAGCGGTGAGGGAGGTAGGTTCGCCAACCTGATGGAGAAACAATCACAGTCCTTACTGGGATTGTGGAGTACTTGGAAGGATGCCCTGGGTATTATTGTTAGATACATGGGCGAGACCGTTGCTCCTACTGCCAAGTCTGTGGTGGCTATAATGATACAAGGGGCGGAGTTCCTACGGGGATTTATCGAAGAGCACAAGGAATTGGTAGGCAATGTATTCCTTGCTGTCTCTGTTGTGACAGCGTTGGGTGTGGCTTGGAAGGGTGTTGCTATTGCTGCTTCTATGGCCGCTGCGGCAGAGGCTTCCGCTGCCGCTGCAAGGGCACAATCGGCACTGGGACAAGGTCTGGGAGCATCAGCGGGTGCTGGTATCGGTGTTGGTATGCGGGCGTTGTTGGTAGGAGGGGCCGCAGCAGCAGCAAAGTTCTTGGTAGTGCTGGGATTGGTTACAGCAGCTATATGGGGAATTAAAAAAGTATGGGATTACATGCAGGGCTCTACCAATGAAGAAAACGATGCTCTTGAGAAACAGAAAACGCAGTTGGATGATCTGATAATCAAAAGAAACGAACTGAAGTCACTAAAAGAAGAGGAAGCGAAAACAGAAAAGCAACAAACACAGGAACAGTATCAAATACTGCAACTTGACAAAGAGATTTCCAGACTCAAGAGAATACAGGAATTGGAAGCTGAGATAGCTAAGGAGATAGCTGGCCGAGCAAGCAACAAAAAAACAGAGTCCATGGTGGACTATAAGTACACAGGCAAGGAACGGGATGCTATTTTCGAACAGTTAAAACAACTAGAGAGGAGAAGAACAGAAGAACCAGCCAATGCTGCTGCTTATACTAGATTGATGGAGGTTGAGTATGCCAAGCTACGTATGACCACAGCATCTGAAGTGGCACTACAAATACAACGAACACAACAGTTGGAAAACCAGTTAAAACTACTGAGAGAAGGCACTACCCAACAACAAAAAGTTCAGGAAATGCAGCAAGCATATCGTGAGAAATCAGCAAGAGAATTTGCTTCAATGCGGAAGACATCATATGAGCACAGCGACCAGTATTACAAGTCACAGCAGTTGACTCCTTTCTTTGGCAGTGAGAACCCCTTCGGCGAAGCACGCAAGTTTATCTATGACATAACTGATTCCCCCCTGCGACAGTTCAACGAACTGGTAGCAAAGATACAAGCCTGTACAAGGGCAGGTCTAGGATTCGCTGAAGCCAGCAGGATCATCAAGGAAGAATGGGAAAAGTCACCCATGAATGCCCCCACCAAACAACTAGAAGAGTTGCGACAAACACTGTGGGATCTGCAGAATGGTACAAAGGATTGGGAAAAGCAAGTACGCGAGTTCTCCAAACAACCCTTTGTTACACAGACAGATATCGAGGAGTTTGCTTCCCTGTCAAAACAGGTGTCAGATTTCAAAGAGAAAGCCAAAGCTAAAAAACCCGAGAGTCTCATTTCTGCCGGTCGTTACGGTTTTTCGGACTTCTTTGGTCAAGTACAAGATGCCCTACTGAAGAAAGATGATCCACAGAAGAAGTTGGTGGAACAAGGCAAGGCAACCAACAACCTACTAACTTCAATTGAGAAAAATACGCGGATGGATATAGGAGCTCTAAAATGATCGACAAGTCAAGGTGGAGGCTATCAACAGCAGGTGGGGTAAAAGTCAAGTTGCTAAAACGCCATGGCTCTGTATCTCGAGAATCAGCCAGTGCTACAGAAGAGTATCTAATAGCAGCAGAAGACTTGACAGATTTCATCAACGAGTTTCTGCCCAAGCCTGTTGTGGCACTTGGTGGAATCCAGTACTTGTCCAGAGTGAACTTCACAGGTATTCCCTCGCTCATTGTGGACGATATCAGGTTTGAATCTTTTACCGATACAAAGCCGATAGACCCATTCTCTCATGACCCGTCGGCTCCTGATGGTACTTATGAGGAGTACCTGAAAGCCATTGTGAGTTACAAGCCTCGGACCAAAACGAAGAACTCACAAGACTCAGATCCCAACGATCCCCGAACCTTCCTGGAAATATCCAGCGACATTAGTGGTGAGTATGTTTGTGACAACCTCACGGGAAGATACTACTGGTACGATAACACTTACAATGCAAGTCTTGACAAGTGGGTAACAACAGAAGCCGCAACGGAAATAGACTCACCGGATACAACGCAAACCATCGTCTCCCCAGTGAAAGAATGGTCAATTACCTGGCCGCAAATTCCATACGAATACTTCTATAATACACTGGCTCCCAAGTTAGATGCTACTATTGGGTGTATCAATAGTAAGTCGGTTGATATCTTCCATGGGACCAAACTGCCCAGAACACTGTTGTTGGAAGGATACTCAACAAGAGAAGAGTTTACATATGACACAGAAGATGTGCGATATCCTCTACTCTCTCTTACTATGAAGATTAAGGAGAAGGGATTTTGGTCAACCAATACAGATGGAGCAGTGTTTGTCACCTGGAACCACTGCTATGTAAAGGGAAAAGGTTGGAGGGCAGTTTGTACTGGGAATCCATTGGTATCTGAGAGGGGAAAGTTACTGGTAGAGGAAGTGGATTTCAATAACATCTGGAGTTGAGATATGGAACCAAAAGATCTGCCAGTGAAGAAACCTGGAGACTTTCTTGAGGCAGCACATGTGAATGTGCTTTCTGAGGCCGCCAAGCTCTCGGGCATAGTGATGTCTGGTGCTGGTCAAGCTGGCATGAAGATGGGGGGTAATTACCATATCTCAAATATACCCTCTGTGCCCAGTGAGACGTTTCGGGTAACTCAAAGCTTGGGGGGAAGTCTTTACAAAGGGCATAGATTGTGGTACTCACAGGATGATGAGGAGTGGAAGCCAACGCTAAATGCTTGGTTGAATGGAGAAGTTAATAACTCAACTGATAAAGAGTGGATGATCGATGCTACTGGTATAAACATCTCTCTAGCAATTGGTTCTTATGTACATGTGTCGTTCAACTCTCAACGGGGGGCATACATTCCTGTGATGACAAACTTCCGTGAGTTTGTACTGGCCAATCTTCAAGAGTCTCTACAGTCAGGAAGTTCAGCATTGGCCGTTGCTTACACAGGTTGGAGTGAAAGCCTTGGTCCAATTGCAGGAACATTAGCTGACAGATTTATGGTGTACGATTTTTTCCATAGAAGTTCCAGATTACATCTATCAGCCTATACTGATATACTAGCTATGTACTATATGCCCTTCAATCGCTATGTACTCGTAAATGCAGGGCCATAAGTATGACTAGTCAATCTGATTGGTTTCTCAATCCTCCCGGAAAAAGAAGTTCTGGGGATACAGGAATTGTATTCTACGATGCTTTTTCAAACTACGATCCCGAGCAGAACTTTTCTTTTGGTACAAGCGCATGGGATCCTGGTCAGAAATGGGAAGTGGTTTCTGGTAATTGGAGATTGGTGGAAGCTTACCCAGGGGAAGTCTACTATACCAAGCAAGAGTATGTCTGGGGCACGCAATCACAAGCCCTTGTGGGTGGAGGTGGGTATAATATCGGACCACGTTGGTGGGACGTAAATTCTTACACTTACTTTGCGAAGGTTGTTAGTTGGGAAGTTTCTGCTGAGCCTCTGCACTACTTTTTTAATAGATATAATGAGACAAGTTATACCCCAGAGAGTGCTATACTTGTAACACTTGATATGGGCACTGAAAACCATTTTTTGAGAAAAGGGGAGATACTACACACAAACTACCAGGACATCGAAGAACACAGTCAGATGACTTATTGGGGATCTGAGTACTCCCGCATATGGTCGGTCGATGGTCAATTTGTTACGATACTCTTACCTGATTACTTCTATTACGAAACTTACTACTATTACAGATTATTAGTAACTTCGTACTATGGATATAATCCTAATCGTATTGGTGGTTTTGAATTAAAACCGGACAGATACTTGTCCAAGGGAAAGATAAGAAATATACACCCAGACAACTCAGTAGATATAGCACTAGAAGATGGTCATTATGTGCAGAGAAGAGGTAAGATATGGAAAGAGTACCCGGAGAAGAATTGGGTCAATGTAGGATTCCCATGGAAAGTAAACAAAAGCAATGAAACAAGACTACTTTCTAACTACAGTTGGTTTGTAGAGATAGAAAGGGATGTAGATCAGAATGATGGGACTTTCAAGGATGAGATCCATGTAGAGTGTCCTCCCACTTGGTATGAAACTGATTCTGAGTGGCACTTTTGGCCACCTGTTGGGTCTGAAGTATATGTTAGTTGCAGATTCTCGCCAGTTCCTGGAACGACTACCAAGTTGACTTTAACCAACTACAAAACATTCACAGTGTCACAGTTTCAGTGGCCCTATGGCTGGTTGTCATGTGATGGACATGACTTCGAAGTTGGTGAGATTCTCACAGTTGCCTTCACTGACCAAAGTATTTCGGTGTTGTGCAAAGTTGTTTCTGTTAGTGGCAACAATCTGGTAGTAGATGTGAGTGTAAATGATTTCTACATAGCTCCCACTTACTATGGAGAGGATTGGCATTGGGGATACCAATCAAATTTCAATTTTCTACAGAGGGCTATTTATTCAAACAATAATTTTCAGGATGAGGAGACTAAACACTATTACAGAAAACCACTGTGGTTGTACTATGTTATTTCTGACTACAGAAATTTAGAAATACCCGCAAGTAGAAACACCTCTTTTACAACTTCTCACACACGACCCAATAATTTTCCACAAATAGAGGGCACTTATGAAGGGCAACGGCTATTAAATCCTACTAGAAAACACAAGTTTCTAAGTGGAACAGGTGTAATCAAAGTCAAAACACCTATTCTTGACGAGAACATCAAAATCACAGTGGTTCTCCCCAGGGACAAGCAGCAGAACACAGTGCATTTATATTTTGGATGCACTGAGAATATAAGTACGGGGTACTGTTTGGAGTATGAACCTTATCCCACTGGTGATTCTTTTTCTTATACAGGTGTTATTTCGAAAGTATCTATGGGAACAGATCCAGGTTATCCAGCTTTCTATGGCTTGATACTGGGTTATGAAATAACATTCGGTTTTCAACTGAGGACATACTATGAGAGTTTGGTAGATATCTCTTGGGAAGGGGGGATAAGAAGAGATATCTATATGCACCGATTTATTCCTGATCCCTGTGGGTCCACAACAACGATCTGGACTACAGACTACTATGGAATAGCACCTTCTTTGGGTTGGGGAGATCCATTGCCTCCACTGGGTACAACAGTGACCGTAACCTCCAAACCCTGGGGATATATGCGATTATATGGTCCCAGTGGTTTGTGCGATCAAGTAGTCAGACATTCTGGGGACACTTTGTCTTTGAACTTGTGGCGTGATGGTTCTGGCAATTTAATTGCAACAGCTTTCCGAGGAAACACAACTTCTTATCTCACTTCCACAGACTATGGTTATTTGTCAACAAGTTCTGTTCCCTATGCCATCGAAGCATGTCTTGGGGATAGTAGTTATCACTTGCCTGGTAATTATATTGCTCTGGGAGGAGATGGGGTCAATATAGATGTAATTACAGTAGAGAAAATTGATGCTGAAGATTGTATAAAGCTGTCGGCGTTACGAAAAGGATATTATTCTTATGGAGCCATAGGAGTCACGACAACCGCAGCTGACCAAGTATTTCTTCCTGGAACACTACCCAACTGTCTCAAGGTAGAAATAACAGGAAACCACGCAGATGGCTTGAACTACGGGGAGCCTGAGGTATATCCATGGAAGTTCTCTGACAGACTTGGTACTTTTTATCTACCACTGAGAAAGACAGGGGCAACCGGGGATGATCTAACAGTAGGTGGTCCTTACTATGACAGAAGTTCAGCTTGGATCCTAGATAAGTCTGGTGGCCCCATCTGTACTCCCATAGCTGTTATACTAGCAGCAAAGTATGAGAATACGCAAGAGTGTTTATGGGGAATCACCGGATTAAATAATACTATGGGACCAGGAAACTATGATTATTCAGCCAATATATCTGGATCCTGTAGATCTTTTGATTTCTACTATACACCTGTTACAGAATGGTCCTCTAGTAGTGTGAGCTCTGAAAGTCAAACAAGTACATCAAAAAGCAGCAGGTCTTCGATTTCTAGTTTAGAGCGCAGTTATTCATCCCAAAGTAGTAGTTCCAGTGTTTCCAGTCATTCCAGTTCAAGTTCAAAGTCAGAATCTTCTTCTGTGACTTCTGAGTCCGAAAAATCCAGCAGTTCTAAATCAAGTTCATCATCTTATAGTTCTTTGTCTTCAGAATCTTCCAGTTCAAACAGTTCATCCAGTGTTCTAATAGACAATTTAATAGACGGTCGTAACTTCACAGTAGTAATCTCCTATGAGTACAGCTACTATACCAATGAGATAAATACAAACTGTGGGTTCTGTCGGTGGGTGTGGGAAGACACTTGGATTGAGTATTCTGATGGTTCAACACTATATCTGCCACCCATCTGGACTTATCATCCAGAAATGTCTAATTGTGATTCTTCTTACAATGGGGATTGCCATTACTATAACTGTTTGTGTAGCGTAACAACCCCTCCATTCGATGGTTCTTATGTGGGACAGCAAGTTGAGTTTCCTTGTGTGCAAACATGTTGGCCAGGAGAGGCTACTTCATTTACTGAGACTTGGACCATCACCCCAGCACACAACCACGCTCCCACTATAATAGATGATGCATGCTTCTGTGATGACCAACCGTTGGAGAGTTCCAACTCGATGTCCTATAGTAGTATATCGGTTTCCAGTAAGTCAAGCAAATCAAGCAAATCCAGTGTATCTAGCAAGTCCAGTAAGAGTAGTTCAAGTGTTAGCGCCTTGAGTACTTCTAGTATGTCGAGTAGTGTTTCTGAAAGCAGTCAATCATTGAGCAGTGCAAGTAGTCAATCATTGTCAAGTGTAAGCAGTCAATCATTGAGCAGTGCAAGCAGTCAATCATTGAGCAGCCCAAGCAGCCCAAGTAGCCTCAGTAGTATATCAAGTCCTAGCAGTCCAAGTAGCCCATCAAGTCCTAGCAGTCCAAGCAGTGTGAGTAGTCCATCTAGTATAAGTACTACCAGTAGTAGTAGTGGGTTACTAAGTAATGTTAACTGTGATTATTGTAGATGGTTATTCCTCGGAACGGTTCCTTACTCTTGGCAATTTGTAGAAGAATTGAGTAACTGTGACTTTGCTGACTGTAATTGCACCTTCCCAGATTACATAGGATATCCACATGAATATGCTGATACAGTTTGTAGCCCCAATTAGGTATGAGAAGATAAATGAGCAAATGTAAGTGGAAACGATCAGAATCAAGAAATGTTGCAAATGCCATAGTGTTTGAGTGTGAGATATGTGCACTGCGAGTGGGTTTAACAGAAGAACAGTTGGGTAGGTTATTTGGGGGCAGTATAGAGAAGTTTTTAGAGTACCAGCCAGAATGTCTAGGACCGGGAGTAAAGGAAGAGAATAAAAAGTTGTTTGAAAAAAAGTGTTCAGATGACGATGATGAAGATGGCATCACTTGGGAAAAAACCAAACATTGGTTGGAAGCAGTGAAGAAATGGACATTAGCTGGTTTTCCTGTAAGGTCTATAGAAGAAGTTGAGGACATATACAATAACAAGTGCCTGGTGTGTGAGGAGATAAGCAAGGGAGGA